TTGATCTTAGCGTCAAGTTGATCGTCAGTTACATTGACTAGCGTTTGATTAGTTTGATTGACCTGCGTGGGCTTAGCGTGTCTGTCGTTAACGCCTAGTGTGATGCTTGTTGTGTCTATCGCTTTAGCTGACATCAAGTGATCAGCGACGCTCATCTCCGTATGATTCTGTAGCTTTACGCTTAACCCAGCCATATTGTTCTTAGATAACGTGCGTAACATCTTGGCATCTTCAGTAATAGTGCTTACTAAAGTATTGATTGCGCTTACTTCCTTTGCTGTCTTTTCAGCCATTTGTTGCTGCGCAAGGGCTAAACTGCTTACTAACTGCTTACTTTCTTCTTTATCTACCCCTTTAGTAAGTCTCGCAACCATACCCGCGCTTATGTGATACCGAGCAGCTAAATCTCTCTGTGAGTACCCACCAGTTTTCCAATCAGCTATAAGCATTTCTTTGTCATATTGCTTGGCCATTACTTTGCGCTCCTACTTGGTTTCTTTAGTCATCATCGCAGTTATGCCAACTGTATTTAGTAACTTCCGTTGCATTTTTAGAAATAAAATCTAAGGCATCATTTTCATTATTAAAAATCAGCCTAAACCCGTAGTCATCTAATACGAACTCTGCAAGTTCTGGGTGATCGCTATTCTCTATGATTATAAAGCTCATAACTAACCCCTTTTTGTTGTAAGTAGCATTTCAATCATCTGCCTAGCGTCGCCATTTTTAGCTTGATTTGGAGTTACCTGATAGATAGTCCAATCATTACTTATTTCCGACAACCCGATCTTATTCTTATCGACTATTTCTACACCTAACTTTCTTTCGGGCCATGCGAAACACATTGTCCCGCCTTGTATGCTGTGATTCTTTAGGAATGGCGTTAACTTTGCCTCTCTTAGTTGATTGTCAAGTGATTTCTGCGCGGCTTTCATAATAATTCCTTTAGTTTAAGTTATCCAAAAACGCATTCGCGATGCGGGACGTTCCTTTTTAGCCTGTTCCGTATAGTTCCGTCAGTTACCAAGCAATCAGGATGCCTTGACCACTCACTAGCTGTTAGAGAAACCCCGTTAATAGAAATAGCAGTCGAATTCTTTCTAGTGTGCCTTGGTGGTGCCGCCTTCTTCTTTGGCACATTGCCGTTATGGGTGATCTTTTTTGACAACAACGCATCTGCGATTGACATCCCTTTTCTCAAACGGTGTCTAACGCAGCTACCCGACACGCTTATTCTTGGGTCTCTACCCCACTCCTGCGGTGTCTTTGACTCACCAAAAAAAGTTAGTTTAGCGTTACCTTTAGTCTCGTGTGCGACTCTCTTTGTTCTCGTCACGTTGCAAGAATTGCACAAAACCCTTAAATTCGACCTCTCGTTATTTCCTCTGACCTCCTCTATGTGATCAATGTGTGTTGCCCTGCTAAACCAATCCGACTCTTGCCCACAAAATTCACAGGGCGGTATCTCCTTTCCATACTCAGAATAAATAACAAGCCTATGCTCATACACAAAACCGCTCTTTTGAGATAAATAGTGATTAGGCGAATAAACTAACACATAACCACCACCTTTAGTTAATCACCGAAAGAAGAAAAAACGGCTGTCAGTCGGTGTAACTGATAAAAGGAGCAACCCTCAGCCGTAAGTTAATTATATCATTAGCTCTTTCAATTTTTCTTTATAACTCCTCTCAATTTCAAGCAGTTCTTCACATGTGTAGCGCGTTACTTTGTTTTGACACTCTAGCCACTCAACCTTTTCCACGCCTATTTTTTTAATAAGCCTAATGCGATATTCTGTGATATTGCCCGATTTAACGCCATTACACTGGGCACAGCTTGCGTGTACATTTTCCTCGTTGAATCTTAATTGTGAGCAAGCCCCAACGCTGCGGTAGTGCGACGCGTGCCTTTGATGCTGCCCATTATCCGGCTTGTCGCATGAAATGCACGGTTCCTCACGGTCACGGCTCCTAATGTACGCGTTGAATGCTTTTTGCGCGGCCTTCTTCCTGAAGCTAACGTCGTTGGCGTAAAATTCCCTCTTCTGCTTGGCGTTGACCTTCTTCTCCTCTTTTTTAACTTTGTTATTAGCCTTAAACAGCTTCCTAGCGCTCTCTGCTTTAACGAATGACTGAATGTGGTCATACCCTGCAAATTTACCGCGCGGGGTAATTACCCATCGGTGATCTGACGGGTAATACTCATTGCAGCATAGACATTTCTGCTTGCTATTCATTGATATTAAAAATCAAGATCATCATCAAAGCCACCCGCATTATCTGCTTGCTGCGGTGCTTGGCTAGCTTGTTGCTTACTGCCTAGTAGGTCAATCTCTTTTACAAACACTTCGACGCTCGTCTTTTCAACGCCTTCTTTATTCGTGTAAACATTGATTGATAATTCGCCGCTTATACCAACTAACTGGCCTTTTTTAAGGTACTGAATCAGCCCACCTTCAGCGCGTTTGCCAATAATCGCACAACGCACCCATGATGTTTTTTCATTATCGCCATATCCTGATTTAACGGGTACGCTAAAACTTGCTATTGCCGTACCACTTGCCGCGTACTTAACCTCTACGTCACGACCTAAATTTCCAGTAAAATTAAAAGTGTTCATTTTCTTTCCTCTTGTTGTGTTGTGTTTGTTGATTCCCGCTTTGGGCTTTATTAGTGTATTAACAGGAATTTAATTCCTCTTAATGACTAGTTATATTGCCTTTGGCATTTCTGCTTTCACAGTAATAAGTGCGTTAAATGTTGGTTCAGCGTCTTGCTCTACTCCGTCAGTTAATATCACGCCATCTTCTCTGTAGTAAAACGGAAACCATATGTCTCCTTCACGCGGGTCAGTTCCCCAATACCAGCAACCTCTCTCTTTATCTGTTGTCATTTTCTTTCCTTTTTCTGGTCGCCATATAACATGGCGTTTAAATTGAGCCGCATATATTTGCGGCTTATCAGTCTACGTCACGTGCCAATTTAACTAAGGCGTTATACGTCACGCAAAGTTTTGTAATTCTTTGCTATGCAACGCGGTATCGCTCTCCTAGCTGATCTTCCTATTTTGCAACACCAATTATCAAGGCTTCCGTCATTAGCTCCGATAAGCCAGTGGTATCTGCAATCTTTACAGTATTTCTTCTGCCTAGTCTTGTACAAGCTCATATTCACTTCTCCTTAAAATCGCGTATAACAAGGTTTATCAAGCCGACTGCAAAAAGCGCAGCGGCTTATTAACGGGCGTTATATTGCTATCTCAATTCGGCAGTAGCGTACCAGCCAATCTTGAATTGGTACTCGCAATACCTGCATTCGTAGTCTTCATCATCACAAGCTCTCTCTGGCAAATCGTCCCAGTCTAACTCTTGTGTTTTCTCGCATTCTGGACATTCTATTTCCATGTTAATTCCTCTGTAAAATTAAATTATCGCAATATAACAAGTCGCAGCACCTGACTGCGCGAAAGAGCCGCGCAGCAAGTGAGCTATGGCGTTATACGCCGTCATTTTTATAGTGCGTCTCATTCTCTCCGTCCGTGAAAGGGCGGCAGCCTCCCAACCATTTGCCTTTAATTAGCCTGCGAATTACCACAGCTTCTTTACCATTTTTGGTAACTTTTACGGTGTAATCGCCGTCTTTTGGTAAACCTTTATCAACACTTAACCAGTTTTCTGTCATATCAATCTCCCATTAAATTCGTATAACATTTCTTTCAAACAGAGCGCGTTAAAACACGCGCCTCTTTAATTATTCCGTTATACGGCAGGTTCTAAGTATTTTTCAGCCTGCCTAGCAGTCATTGTCCCACTGCCAGTGTTCCCGTTAGTTTTTACAAAATCATGTGATACGCTGAGGCCTTCGCCTTCGGTGCGGATGCCGGTTATTGTTATTTCAGATAAGGCCATATCTGCGGGGAAAGGTCTAAGGTTCGTATAGGTGTATTTTTTTCCAACTTTTAACATAATGCTTCCTCTATTTTTAATTCTCGTATAACAAAGTGTTCAAAAATGACGGCTAGAAAGCAGCCGCCTTTTAACTAGGGCGTTATACGGAATGGGTCTAATGATCCCGTAGCATTTCTTTAGCGTAATTATATATCGGCTTTTCAAATATCACTTTCCTGCTGTCCAGCTTAATATCTTCTCTTAGCCCCCCTGCGCGTCTTTCTAAAACAATAAAAGGTAAACGGTTATGCTTAACTCTTAATAGCTCGCCAACGTAACTCGTGTCGTTGCTTCTAGTCCATTCTTTAACCGTTACAACATCTCTATTTTTCAATCGTTTGGGATCTATTATGTTCATTTTTACTTCTCCTAAATTAATCGTATAACAAATATTTAAAGTCAGACCGCACAAAGCTTGCGGCTGCTTAAAGTTGGGCGTTAGGTGTCGTCAGGTAGTGACTTTGCCCACTCAATAGCCTCTTCTTTGCTTTTAAGTTTCTTCACCCTGTCTTTTTCCATGGGTATCTTCACGCTAAGCCAAATAAATAGCATTGCTGCGCTCATAATCGTCCAAAAAGCACCGCCCATTTTGTCGCTAAACCAAATACAAAAAGTTAATCCTAAGAATGTAACTGCGTCAGAGGCTATGCTCTCCAATACGGTTTCACGTTCATAAATTGCATATTTCATATTCACTCCTGTTTACTTTAAAACCACCTAACATTTCTTTCAAACAGAGCGCGTTAAAGCACGCGCCTCTTTAACTAGGGCGTTATAAATACTCAATCAAATCCTCGACAATAGTACCGCAAGCATCGCTGTTGACGGGTAAGTCAGCGCCATGAAGTAATTCTTCTGCCGCGCTAATCATCGCCTGCGCAAGTCTAACAGCCTCTTTCTTGCCCATCGTTCCCGTCTCAATAGCGTCCACCGTCATCTCTTGATATTCGCCAGCAATATTTCTTACAGTAAAATTCATTTTTCATCTCCGTATTTATAACAAGTCGCTCAAATTGAGCGGTTAAAGTTTTGCGCAGATGGCATCTTGTATTAGCTTTTCTGTTGCTGACCTTTTGGCCCAATCTTCGCCTATCGCTCTAACGACTTTAGCGTACTTACCTTTTACTGTTCTCGGTTTGCTTTTAACGAACTGGGCACAGGCAGAGCCGCAGGTGACACCTCGGATAAAGTAGTACGGGGTTTTAAAGTTTTCAACCCGCATAAACCCGCCGCATCCTTCGCATATTTTTGGTTCTAAGCAACCTTTGCCGTGTTTGTTTTCATTGAATGCGATCACTTTTGCAGAAGGTGTTCCGCTCATACGTCAAACCTCAGTAGTGTTTCTTTAAAGTCCATCCCTTGAAGATCGACCTTACCGAGATAATTTACAAAGCTATTGGTTCTCCAATAATGCCGATGGGGAGCAGGTTTTCTTGAGTATTCATGAATCATCCCAAGACCATCAACCGCCACGTAAGGCTTAGTTATCACAATATCAATACCGTGAAACTGCACTTTTTTACCTAGTCTTTTCATTGCTTATCCTCTTCAAGCATTTCCAATTTACGTTCGGCTGCACAAATAATATCCTTCAGGTCTTGTTCCTCATCTTTGTAACCACGCTTACCTGTAGCTGATATTTTCTTTAAGATTGTGTGCGCTGCAAAACAAGTCATTCCCCATATTTTAGCTACCCTAAAAGGGTCTAGCTTAATGTCAATGTAGCCCAGTTCTAAATCAAGCTCTGTCACTTTGATTCTATGCACGAAGCGGTAGTGACTACCTGCGTCTAGTTCGTTCACTTTTTAAACTCCTTTGCCATTCTTTTACGCGCATCTGTAGCCCTTTCTGAACACGGGTTACACATAGCTCTTCTCCTGCCCATTCTCGCAGGGAATAGAGCGTTCTTTTTGAATCTGCCACAACACCCGCAGTATGTTTCGTTTTTCATGATTTAAACGCCTTAATTTGCGCCATATGCCCAGGTGTTAATTGCTTTGTCAGTAGCTTTTTAAGCGGCGGCGGTAAATCCGATACTTGCTCCTTAAAGCCTTCAGCATCACCCATATCTAAAGCCGTCTTACATTCGTGGGCTATCTCGTCAAACGTTGCTGAACCTTCCGCATACAGTTCGTCACACTTTGCCTTGAACTTCATCTTATCTTTAGGCGCTGAATTATATAAGGCCGTATAAACCTCTCTACCATGACGCTCAATAAAGTTGACCAAGCCTAAGCCAGTTCCTCTCTCTATAATCCCCGTGAACTCTAATTGCTGTTCATCTGTATAAGGCGGCGGCGGGGCCATAGTATCCGCGTCTTTTTCGTTATCAATGGCAAATAGATTGCCTAGCGCGTACTTCTTAGCGTAGCTAGTGGCCGCTCCTGTTATCTGCGACTCATCCATACCCTTGCGCGATAAAGGCTCCCTAGCGTAACCAGAGGCTGAAGCGGACTCGCTGTTGTCACGAATAATGGCGGTGCATTTTACGTAAACCCTATCTCCTACGGCGACCATTTCAGTGTTAGTGATTAATGTCAGCCCACCTAATAGCGGCTTTACTGCGTGAAGTACATCTTCGGCGCTTCTGTATGCGTATTTACCAAAATCATTGCGCTGGCCTTTTGGTACCGCCAAGCCTCTTTGAATCTCGGATAGTTTTTCATTAATACTCATAATAATACCCCGTCCTTTAATTCATTTAATGTCTGGTTTTTAGCGTCTATCCAACCGCAGCCGCTAGCCATGTGTGTATCCAGTGTGGCTAAAGCTAGATCGTCCAAGTAAGCAGGAAAGTCTATTTCCATATGCGCTTTAGCTAGAAAGTTTTGTTTTATTTCGTTAGGTATCATAATTATTCCCTATCCTCAAAAATTGATTCAGCTACTTTATTGACAGCCTTGTTAACAATGTCTCTAAGCTCTTCAGCGGCTTCAAATGTGTTAGCTATATGATCGCCAACGTTCATTAGTTTTCTAAGCGCGTTGGCGTACTCAGGGTTACATGACAGCTCATCGTCTACTACGTCGCTGAAATCCACAATATTCCCACCACAAACCCAAAACTTATCGCCGTTTAATAGGCCTTTGGCAATCCGGTCTATTTCATTTAGCTCTTCCATACGTTCATCTAATAATGATTCGCTTGGTTCGCGTTCGTCACCCATAGCAGTTATATGGCATGGCATACCTTGTATGATGTTACTTAAAGGGTTCATAACGTCACCAACGTTTGACTAATAGCCATGATAATAATAAATGCTATTGCTCCACCAATACCCGCTACGTTAAGAATTAACTTGTCGTAGAAGTCTTTGCGCTTGTCGCGTTGTTCGCAGTTGTTTTTGTAGTCGATCATTTTTCTTTCCTTATTTAGTTTTTAGCTTCCGCGCCCTTGATCGCCGCTTCCGCAGCTCCTTGGCCGTTATCCCTATCGTAGAGCCAAGGGTCAAGCTCTTCACCGCTTAAATCGATCTTCATAACCCTGCCATTAAGGTAGTCAAAATACCCACTGCCATCGCTGAGTAATTCACGCGCCTCTTCAGTAGTCATTTTATTACTGTCAGCTTGTAAGAACCCCAAACCAAGTGGCTGGCTCGCGTTGTAAAGTGCTGCCAATACTTCAGCCTTGTCTTTATTTCTTAGATCAATCATTTTTCCACTCCTTCTATTTGTCTAACTAGATTAGACAGCCCCTCAATATCTAAGTGACCACTTTCAGCTAGTACCGCAAGAGAAGCAAGCTGGTTAACTTGGTCATTAGTTAAATTGAACACCCTAGTTGAGGCATCTACTAATAGCTCTAATGCCTTTTCTTTGCCAACAATCATTTTCCGCTCCTTTCGTTTAACTTGCCTACATCTTAGCAAATGATGTGAGTCTGTCAATAGCAAATGTTAATTAATTTCCTTCTTAGCCGTTAATTCTTTCTTTGGCTATACTGAAGCAACCACGCCATCTTCGTCACACCTTTTCCAAGATACCCCGTAACACAAAGCACCTTTATATTGCTTCACCTCTTTAAAATATCCGTTGTGGGGTACATAAATAAACCTCAAATCAGCGTTTAGCCTTGATTTAGACTTTGCGCTACGGTCTATTTCATCAGCGAATATTCGACCATTAAAAGGGCAGGTGAATAGATATTCTTCTTTATTACTCATTATCTAACCTCTTTATTTAAAGCATAGCTGTCACTATATTAAGACAGACCTCTAGCCCTTTCTTTGTGAACCACCCCATGAGCCTATTGCTCCGTCACAATTACTAAGTTGCCCTCTGCTCACGCAGATCACCGCTGATATGATTAAGATACAAGTTCTTTAGCACCTCTAACCAACAGTGACTTCATCTTGACTAGCCGATAGTTCGCTTGTTATCACTTTTATGCTAGTAACTTTTTAAGTAACTTTTTAGTTTAGAGTCTTAGGACTTTTGAGTTTGGGTTGCGGCCTAACCAAGGGAAACTCCGCCAAACATTTGATTTTTTTAAATCCGTTGACTATAATTCTTATCAACGCAGTTATTTCGAGTTTGGATCGTTTAACTGTAAAGTCATGAGTTAGAAGCTCATCACTTATATGTAGTATTACACAAGCCTTATCTTTATGTCAACCGCGCACAGTCGCAATGGTTCTAGGAGATAGGGCTTTTGTTTGCTTATCATTTGCATCCTTACCAAATGCTGTTATAATGATTGTAAGTAAAGATTGATTAAGCTATTTAAACGACTTTTTTATGTGGCAGCTAGAAAAAGGAAAGAATTATGAAAGCAAGAATGAAAACAAACTTGATAATGAGGTACCAATTATGCAGCGACCTGAAAGGTGAGCTTAATGGTGTATGGAAGGCTTGGGGTTGGGATGAGTATGTAAAGACTAAAATATTCTTAAAAAGCATTGAAGGAAGAACCGTGAATTTAGTGTTTACCGCTGGCGATGCTTTTGAGGAGAAAGATAATAATATATGGCTGCCTAATGAACTTTGGGACGCAATATAACAGCGCAATAAGCAGAACATAACAGGATAAGCATGAAACTTAAAAAATACTTGAACGATAACGGGATTGCTAGACAATCATTCGCTAAATCAATAAACGTCTCATATGGCTATCTTAATCAGATTATGAGCGGTCATCGTAATGCTGGCTTATGTATAGCTGTGAAGATTGAGAAGGTCACTAAGGGTAAGGTTAGATGTAAAGACATGCTTCCGGTTAAAGGGGAATGAAAGACGGAAAGATAATCTTCGTTGCTAGCTCCATATTTTCCATTGCGTTTGTATTTAACTTGGCTTTAGGTAACTACGCCGCAGCCGCCCCTTCTCTTGGCGCAGCTATAGGGTGGTTTGCTTACGGCGTGGAGCTATTAAAGAATAAAGGAGAATAAACATGAAAAAACATAAAGCAGAAAATATAAGGGTAGAAGGTTGTCGGGTGATAGTTTTAGAGAATCCCGATAAACACGGCTCACCTTGGGTTTGTGTTGCAGAGTTCAATTATAATCGAGAAGTTGCTTCAAGCCCGTCCGAGGCCGCTAGGCTATTTAGCAAAATGATAACCGCCTAGTGCCCTATTTAACCAGTTAAAGGAGAATAAAATGAATCAAGAGTACAAAATCGTAGTAGCAGAGGCGCCAGATGTTTTGGAGCGTAAAGTAAATAGCCTTGTTGAGATTGGCTTCATCCCTGTTGGCGGGCTAAACGTGAAAGGGTGTAAGTTAATGCAGGTTATGACGCTAAATATATACCCTGAAATAAACGTTCATGCTCCGGTGCAAAATAACTATTGAAGCATAACGCTAAGTATAGAAAAGAACTAGACTTTAGGTGTGGCTAGGCTAATTACTGAACCCCAGAACCGTACTGGTTGCCACGCTTTTTATTACGGATTAACTAACGGAGTTAATAATGAGTCAATCACTAAAGATATTAGATCACTTAAAAAGAGGCCAATCAATCACCCAGATACAGGCCTTAAATTTATACGGTTGCATGAGACTTGCCGCTCGAATTATCGAATTACGGGTAATATACCCAATTAACACAAAGATCGTTTATTCAAAGGGAAAGAGGTTCGCTCGTTATTCGCTAGTGAGTTAAATGTGAATTGTAATTAATAGGCAGCTGATAATTAATTTAGGTAACTATATATAAGTTAACACTTTGCATTTTTTGCAAAGTGTTAACTCGTTGAAACCAGTAGATTTTTATAGTTTAGATATAGTTACCTTATTTTAATAGCTGCTTTTTATTGCTTGCACACCTGTATTAAGAGTGGTAGCATAAACATTAAATAGATAAACGGGAGATAAAATGAAAGACGGAAGAGGCTCGCACGCCGCTAAGAAGAGCATGGTTAACAGAGCCGCTATAAAAGCTTACGTTCAATCAAACCCAGACGCTATGCGTAAAGACGTATGCAAAGCGGTTGGTGTGACGTTTAAGACTCTTCAAGGGCATTTGAAAGCCCTTGGTATAAAGTAAATAACACCATTGAGACGTTATGAAATATCAAATTAAAAACTGGGATAAATTCCAGCAATACAAAGATGATAGGCCTGTACATTGGATAAAACTACACGTTGAACTTCTTGATGACTTCCATTTTGAAGAACTACCAGAGTTAGATCAATTATATATTTTAAAGTTATGGCTGTTTGCTGCAAAAAACAAAGGTTGTTTTGAAGGTACTGATAAGTTCATAGCTAGGAAGATAGGCGCGTCAAAGCTCAATATGGATAAGCTAGTACGAACAGGTTTTATAGTCCGTACGGAGAAGTACGAAACAGTACCTAGAGAAGAGAAGAGAAGAGAAGAGGAAAATAGAGAAGAGAAGAGGGGCTTTACAAAGCCGACGTTAGAAAATGTAAAAAGTTATGCTAGTGAAAAAAACTTAAATATCGCTGGCTTCTATGATTATTACGAAAGCAACGGCTGGAAGGTTGGTAAAAATAGCATGAAGGATTGGCAAGCAGCAGCAAATGGCTGGAGTGGTAGGCAAGGTAATTTTGGCGGTAAAGGACAATCTACCAAGCAAAAACCAGAGCGTAACTGGGCAGCTATAACAGGCGGTAGTGATAAAACAGCAATTGAAGGAGAATTTACACATGAATAACCAAGAGTTTCAGGAATTTTCAGAAGAACTTGAAGTGGCGTTTGAACTAAAGGGCAAGCCGCCTTTAAGTGATAGGGCGCTGGCCGCATGGTTCAGGCTTTTATCAAAGTACAGTCTAACCGCATCGCTTACGGCACTGGATTCGTTTACATCAAACAGCCCGTTTGCACCCACGCCTGATAAATTAATCGAAAGCATGAGAACTCAAGACGGCAGACCAACAGCAGAAGAAGCGTGGGCAACTGCATTATTATCAAGCAATGAGGCAGAAACCATTATCTGGACGGATGAAATAGCGCAAGCATTGAGCTTGGGTGCGGGTGATCTATTAGCTGACGGTGACAAAACCGCTGCTAGGATGGCGTTTAGGGACTCGTACAGCCGCCTAGTAAGCCAATCGCGTGAATTAGGTGTGCCGGTTAACGTTTGGGTTTCTCAAGGCCACGACGCACAGAGAAGAGACACAGCTATCGAGCAAGCAATGGTTAAGGGCTTGATAAGCAATGAGCGCGGAAAGACGCTAATGCTTGGCAAGCAAGCGCCGATTAACAAACCGTTTCTTAAACTGGTTAATCAATCAATATCAGAAGCCGACAAGGTGAAGCGGCTAGACAAACTTAAACAACTGAAAAAGGCTACGCGATGAAACACCAAAACCTTGCCAATCTACCCAAAGAAGAAATGGACAAGATAGCGTTTGAACGACAACTAAGTTTTGACGGATCACAGCGTAGGGTCATAGCGCCTATTGAGTTCAAGGTGTTCTTTAAGAGGTTCTTAGAAACAATCGATCAGAACTCGGCAAAACATATCCGAGATGCAATGAACAGCAAGAGGTTAAGCGAGTGAGGGTTTTAGTCGCTTGTGAATATTCTGGTCGTGTTCGTGATGCGTTCAGTGCTAAGGGGCATAGTGCGATGAGTTGCGATATTTTACCAACCGATTCACCTGGTGAGCATTATCAAGGCGATGTGTTTGATTTAGATTTTACCCAATTCGACTTAATGGTTGCCCATCCGCCATGTACTTACCTAACCAATGCAGGCGTGACGCATTTACATAAGCACGCTAAACGATGGATAGATTTATTTGATGGAGCTGAGTTCTTTAAAAAATTACTAGATTTGCCGATCCCAAAGATAGCGATAGAGAACCCAATTATGCACAAGTACGCAAAGAGGCTAATCGGGGGGGGGCAAAGCCAAGTTGTTCAACCGCATATGTTTGGTCACACGGAGCAGAAGGCAACCTGTCTATGGTTGAAAGGTTTGCCAAATTTACAGCCAACAAATGACGTGAAAGAAGAAATGATGAAGTTGCCAAAGAATCAGCGTGAAAGATTGCATTATTTACCACCAAGTAAGGACAGGGCAAAACTTAGATCATTAACGTATCAAGGTATAGCAAACGCTATGGCTCAACAATGGGGTTAAGAAATGACTAAAGCAGGAATGGTACTACACCATATTAGGGGCTTTCTCGTCACCAGTAGGCGTTAAAGAGCCCTCACGAGCATGGCAACACGACGATCAACGACTGAACCGAGCAGATAGAAAAAGGCTAAGAAAAAACGCTAAAAGATTGAAGCTAAAAAAGGAGAAAACTAATGCCAACTAACAAACTGTTCCCAAAGTACAAGTTTGTCAGAGAAAGAAAGCCTCACTGCCCTAATTGCAGTGAACGACTAGAAGGCAACAACTCAATGATTTTTCCATACAAATGCTCATGTGGTACTTGGCATAGAAAGATGGGTGAGTCGCATTTTACAGTGGAGAAACAAAGATGAAAGAGCCTAAAACGTATTGGGAAAGTAGAAGCTTACTTATGGAAAATGCTCTAACAACGGCTATATACATCATTAAAGACACCCTGCCTCCAGCCTACCAACAAGGGATAGCTGATTTGGGTACTGAGTGGGACGAGGAGCTCGAAAAGCTAGATAAAGAGTACGGAGAAGAGTAATGCCGATATTTAACGGAGTAATTATTTCAGAAGCACAGCTTGCAGAGGCAGGGTATACACGCAATTCATCAATAGTAAATAAGATGCTACCTAAACCCAAATACGGTAGGGTTAAGCCGGTGGTTGGGGATAAGTATTGGCTCTTGAGTAGCGTTGGGGAGGCGTACAGTAAAAGGTGGGTCGACGATGCAGATGACAAAGCTTTGTGGTTACTAGGTAACGTCTACCTAACCCGTGAAGCAGCAGAGCTGGCTATTAAGCGCCAGCAAGCAAAGGTTAGGGTGATAGACGCTCTCGCAGAGCGCAAAGAAAAAGAAATAGATTGGGAAGGTGAGCCAGCCGACAGGTGTTTTTTAACTTCTGAATCTGAAGTCGAGTGTGGATGGTCTTATCAGGACAAAGAAAGCGAACTTTATTCCACGCATGACGCTGTCGAGTGGGTAGCTGAGAACATGGCTGAAGACGTAAAACTGATGCTAACGGGGGTTGAGTAATGAATAAACGACCCAAAAGAAGAAAGCCTAAATCTGCGACATTCAGAAGGCTAATACTAACGGGTTCTTTAATGGCCCAAGAGCGGGGCGATCAACGTCAATTATCTGAAACGTGGGTTAAGCTGCTAGAAGAATGCAGGAAAGAGGGGTTATTTAATGAATGATACATACGAAAAGCCAGAGGTTAAACCGAGAACAGCTAAACAAAGAACGTCACTGTTTGGCACTTTAACCGAGTATGCTACAAAGCTAGATGATTCAGGTTATGAGTACACGGTGTTTATTGAGCAGGCCATGAAGAAAGGATTTAAGGCTAAGTGGACAAAAGACAATCTACACGAATTGTTCAACGTGGTATCTAAAGCTATGAATGGCGGCAAGACTTCTAGCCAACTAACGACTAAGGAAACGATTGAAACATACCAAGTATTTGAAAGGCACTTAGCCGAGTGTTCAGGGGTTAATTGTGTGTGGCATAGTCGTGAAACTGAGATGTTAAAATCTAATGAGGGGTGGTGGTAATGTCAAAAGGCAGCAAACAAAGACCGTCTGATAAGAAAAAGTTTAATGAGAACTTTGATCGTATATTTAAGAAGCCTAAGAAATCATCTTAGACTCTACGGCCTTTAGTCGCTCGTCCATTCTAGCTATGTTAACGCTAGTTTGGGCGGTGTTTTCGGTTATCTTGGCTAGTAGTTTAGTTTGAATATCGTTTGATCTGTTTAGTTGCTCGAATTTATCTTCTATCATGAGTCTAACTTCTGCTTGTGAAACTGCATTAGATAATCTTCTGTCGATCTCTTCTATCTCGTGGAGCATATTCTCACAGTCTTTTTCTCTTAAGCGCCAGAAAAATGACGCGCTTATTATGAATGCAGCGACAAAAGGAACGTAGATATAATTAAACAATATCTGAAATAGTTCATCGCTCATGTTGCCGGGCCTTTTTTATAAGCTTCTTTATCAGAACGATTAACCCAGATACAGCCAATGCGACTGCCCATGCTTTCATACCTGACCACCCAAAGCTGATAAGCGTATATCATATAAATATACATTGTATAAAGAGTTACTTCATAGATCGTATTTAAACCAATTAAAACTAGATACATTGCATAACCGAGCGTGACAGGATGCCGCGTGCTAGATAAGCCAAAGATTAAAGATAAAGCAATGAAGATGTGCTGAAAATACTCATAGCACTCTGTTTGAAATAAAATGAATGAAATTATGGAGGATACAATAAAGAAAACAGCCAGTAATAAACTGTCTTTAGTCTTTAAATGCGCCGCTACTGCTATACCAGCAATAACGGCTATTAGGTCAAAGAACCCGTAAATATCCATTACTTTTTCTTTGGCTTGGTCTTGCCTTTTCGTGTATTTCTACCTGACATATTGCCTCCTTTTTGGTTATCTTAACATTAATTAAAAACACGATAAAATCTATCGTGCAGCTAGGTACTTTTCAGGGTCAACAAACAACTTATTTCTACCTATCATCATTAACACTTCAAAATGATAGTGCTCGGTGATTCCTTCGTATATATCAGTTAATCCCTGTGCATCACCTAAAATTTGCCCTGCGGTTATCCTATCGCCTACTTCTACGGATGGCAGTACATAAAAACAGCGAATATCAAAGCCGTATAAATCCGTGACTTGGACGTAACGCAATGCTTTTTTAGCTGGATGAGTTAATAGCCCTTGTGAATATGGATAGCCTATCTTTGTCACCACGCCATTAATGAACGATGTTATTAGCTCACCCTTATCACAGCATATATCTATACCGTTATGCTCCCTAGAGCCTCGTGACGCTAGATAAGCGCCTGACCCGTGGCAATCATTGCCTCTAATCATCATGGGGCCGTTAGAACGCTTTTACGGTTGCTGGGGTGCGCGGCTTTTCCTTGCGCTATCCAAAGACCCGCCATGTCTATTTTGCGCGTAATACCCCACGCGCCATCCATTTTAAGTAACTTATCAAATTCTAAGTCTGCTTCACGCCAACGTGTGAAGCTTAATTCCCTTTCTCGCATAAGTTGATATAAAGCATCATGCACCAAAGATGCCCGCATATTAGTAAGGCGATCAGGGATAACGCTTGCCCCGTCCCACGCATAGCCTTTTTTTATCGTTAGGCATCCATTGCTATCCATCTCAATAAAGGACGTCTTAATGTCGGCTTTAATATCAATTTTAAACCGCTGTAATTCGGCTAACTGATACTTATAGCCTTTTTTATACTGCATACTTACCAGCCAGTCGCAATATCATAATCATTTACCGCTTGAACGGTTGTTAGTGCATTGATAGCGTCGTCATGTAATTTCTCATTAGCATTAGTCGCTTTACGCTTAACCCACACCGCATCCTGCATAGCTTCAAGAGCGGCTTTATTAGCCACCGCCCAACCTGACTTACCCTTGAAATCTATTGTTTCAGTTGGGTTTCTGCCCATGATTGATAGAGATGTAGTAATTTCAGAGATGCTTTCTGCGTCAGTTGTGAAAGTAACGCCGCCCGCCGTTAAATCTTCAAGCTGTACTCCTAATGCTTTAGATTCTAATGTGACGATCTTGCTTGCTTTAGCGGCATTCAAGTTATCTGTTATCTCTTGCGCTGTTAATTCAACCACTTCATGAGTGACAATAACCACACGATTAGTAACGTCTATCGTTAGTATCTCCGCACCTAGTTTCTGTGTTTCTGAGTCGTAAGCTGTTGATTGCGGCGATTCATTCCAATACTCAATGTCCGTTAGGTTCAAAGGTACTGGATTTAGCTCTGTTTGAAGGTTATTTAATGTGTAAGTTGATAGCCCTCTGATATTAGCAGGGATGGCTTCACGGGTTAGTTCTTGTGTTTGTATATTTGTTTTAATCATTATGATTGTCCTACGTCTGTACTTGGAAATGCTCTACCTTTTCCCCATAGAATTCTTACTGCACCAGATCCCCCGTGGCCACTAATAGAGGCAGTAAGCGAACCACCTCCACCAAACAAACCGCTACGCGTTTCATTATCATAGCCATTTTGCCCGCCAGAGCCACCACCGCCACCAATACTGCCTGTCCCCGCGCCGCCTGCGCCTGACGGCCCCTCGCCAAATATGCCAACCCCACCGGCTCCGCCAATTGTACTCGTTGTACCGCCGCCAGAGCCACCAGCACCGCCAGCACCGGCATTTCCTGCGACTGTTGAATTAACGGTTTCTATTCCATCACCACCATCTCCACTGTAACCACCAGCGCCACCGCCAGAAGACGTGTAATTATTGTTAGTGTCTACCGAACTGCCGCCAGCGCCACCACTCCCGCCAGAACCAACAATAACAACGCCTCCAAGAGCTGCGGAGGCGGCATCTGGGCCAGCTTTGCCGCCTCCTGCCTCAACTACAGTCACGCCTTTCACCACAGCATCCGAATTACCTCCATCACTGATTGGCGTACCCCCAAGCGGTTGCCCAAACCCCCCCTCTCCAACCAGCACGTTCACTTCATCACCAGATGCCACGCTTACATTATTAACCCATGCAAGAGAGCCACCACCGCCGCCGTTTCGGTAGTCGGTGGCTAGATCAGCATGTGTCGAACCACCACCACCACCAACACAAACTATACTTACAGAAGTGACACCTTCTGGCACTATCCACGTATATGCTCCGGGAATAGCAAAAGTCATCTCACCTCTAACTGGAACGCCCTTAGTTCTTTCCGGCATACCTCCTAACTGATTGCCGATAGCAGGTTTTAATTTAGGTAAATAAGCCATTAAAAGTCAGTCCATTCAGCGTTAAATACAATGCCACCGGCTAAAGCTACGGCACTTGATACATAAAGCTCATCGCCTGCCTGCAATCGAATTGGTGTAGTTTCAGTAATATCATCAAAGATAGTCGGTTCATTGTCCGTAGTAGCTGCGTATGTATAAGCAGCCATTAAAGCACTATCAACCATTCGTTTAGTCGTACCTGAATCTTGAGATATAAATAAATACAACCCTGAAGCCGTGACGGTGGCTCGTGGGATAGCGGTTAGTTTAGTCAAAATACCGCCATCTACTCCCGCTGTAGCGATCAGGATTGTATTGGTTGGTGCGTCAGTAGTTACTACAGATGCTGCGATAGCAACGGCTGAACCTGTTTTAGATGTTTGGGCGAATGCTGCTGTGTTTGTGATAGCCATAATGTTTCCTTAAAATGAAAGTACGGATGCTTGGATAAGTGCTAGATCTGATTCTTGTGCGGGTATGGGTGCGCCCCAATTTGCGCCAGCGTCTAACGTCGGGTCGTTGCCAATATTTGAGCCAACTAAAGAGCGGTAGAAGAGACCGTCAGAGCCTTTTACAGTGGCGTTTAAATCATACGTAACTGAGACGTTCCATATCTTTAAGAACTCGACCTCTTCCCATTCTGTGGGCGTTGTCGTTGGGTCGTTTCCTTGATTGTTATCTGTAAAAGAACGGTAATAACGAGCGTTTGACGCAATAACAATATCACCCTCGTTAAAAATCGTTAGTGCGTTCCACGTCTCAAACTGACCGCTTCCTGTTTCGCCACCTTCAGGGTCGCGCACTTCGATCTGTGTGTCGTCGTTTTTGGTTAAGATTACCCTAGCAGAGCCGTTAAAAAATACATTCGGTTGTCTACCTGCCGCGGTTAGTATCACCGGATTAGTGTTAGTAATCGACAGGTTCACATCTGCAAACGTGTCTTTATCCGTGGTCGTGCCTGATTCATAAAAATACAGCTTCCCCAATATTAAGGGGTCACCCGCATCATCAAAATACTGTTTACCTATTTCGCCAAAACGCGCCATTATCTATCCCCCTTATCTTCGGTTGCTTTTGGTATTGCTGAAACCCCGATAACCGATGCAATAGCGGGAAAATCTGAGCTTAGTGTTCTAAGTGCTTTTTTAAATATTGGTTTAGCGTCCATTGCCTTGCGTACTGCTCTCTCATCCGCTCCTGCATTAACAACAAACTCTATTGCGTCACGGATTGCAGCTAGACCCGGCATGCTCCCCGCCCTTCTCATTATGTCGAGTATCACGGGTGCAGAGCCTTTAGGCGTTGCTCCAGCCGTGGGCGTAATATCTAAAGCCGTTTGCTTTAAGTTCATTAATCTATTTAGGGATTTCTTATTGCCTTTGAACAATAATTCAAGCTTATCATCACCAAATTTAGATAATGATTTAGCAAAAGGAATGCCGCCGATCGTCTCGATTCCTGCTGTCTTTCTTGAGGGAGCTTTTAACGCGTCATTAAGCGCGTTTAATACCACCGAGGCTTGAATGTCTTTTATAGCTTTCTTGCCGTTAGCGCCGGATTTATTAAGGCTTGACAAGGTACGTTGCAAATTCTCAATTGGTGCGCCGGGCTTCAATAATTCATTAACCGCCTTAGATGCTTCTATAACTGGAGTAACGCCATCGCGTTTAACATCAATTAGCCTTCCTGTTATCGCCTGTGGTGAAAACTCTGTTTTAACTTGCCTTACAATGCCGCGAGCCTCTTTCAAAGCGTCAATAAATTGACCTCCATCAATACCAGACGCTTCAATAGCGTCTGCAATAATATCGCCCTCTTTATCTAAGGCTGATTTAATTGGCCCAGTCATAACCTTGGCTGCGCCTGTTTGGTCGGCTCTTTCAATACTGTTTATCGTTTTTCTGAATCGTTCAAAGTTACCGGCTGTTAATGGTTGCGCGGTTAGTCCTTTTTTCTCTAATAATTCCAACCCTTCTTCACTGCCATCAATGCCGAAACGAGCCAGCGCAAGCCGTACTTTCTCGACCGATTCGGGAGCCGTGATAGATAAATCGTCCAAATCATCTATGCCGGGCATTGCATCAGCAATATCATTAGTTTGAATAGGAACGGCTTTAATGTCTGGGTTAGCGTCAAAGACCTCTTTATATAATTTGTTCTTTTCGGCTTTTAATAGCTTTTTACGCCCTGATAGCGCGGCTTTTAAAGTGTCGCCCGCTTCATCAGGAACGCCGAGCGAATCAACTAGATCATTAACTTGTGTTTTAAACGCTTCGCTTTGATGAAGCTTAGCTTGTCGTAACGGTTCGCCAGCCGTTGTACCTGCCTGAGATAGTATTCTTTGTTCAGTGGCTTGCTGTCCGAAATCTTGACTTATATCGCCTGCTGTTGCTGGTATGCCTTGTGACTTAAACCTTGCTGCCCTTGCTGCTTGAGACGGGTCTACGCCTTCTTTGTTCACTAGTGCAAAGGCTTCATTGCTTAGATCGTCAAAAGATGTCCCCGTATCTTTTAAGGCTTTCTGAAGCTCGGCTGTTGGTTGCCCGTTTGCAGTTAAAAGAGGCCCTTTAGGAGTTCGCCCAAGTCGCTGGAATACCTTGCGCCCCAAGCGACCAAGCACAGGAAGAACAGCCTCAATAGTACCCGCGATAGCGCCCCCGGCACCTGCTCCAAGTATCGTTTCATCTGCATTTCCACCTCTTCCTTTTGTTAAAATTCCACCTTCCAAAGTACCTAAACCAATAGCTCCGCCTATTCGACTCGCTGCTCCTGTCGCCGCCGGTATTAACGCTCTACCCCCTGCGCTTACCGCTAAGCCCGAACCGGTTAAAGGGGCCAAGGCTAGAAAAGGTGCTGCTTCACCAATGATTTCACCAGCCTGAGCCGCTAAATTATCGTCGGCTAATTGTGTAAATGCTTCCCTAGTGATCGCGTCTTCTGGTTCAGCTAAACCAACACCACGCGCAACATTCGTCAAGCCACGCCCCGCGCCGACCAGGAACTTATCTAAACTCGACATATCAGCATTAATTGATTCAATAATACGCATTCTGTCTCCAGATGCTTCTTTCTGGGTGAGTTTGCTAGACAATAAAGAGCTGTCTTTATTAACAATACCCGCTTCATCCAGTAAATCGCCACCCAAAACACGGACGTTTTCACCGATTCTATCGGTTGTATTACCTTGAAGCTCGTCCAGTAAATCGCCCATTAAAATAACCCGCCTTCTACTCCTAGTTGACTAGCTACTTCTTCAGGCGTTACACCTCTGTTTTGCGCCGTCTCATAAATCTCAGCTACGGATACGCTCCGATTAAGCGCCGATGACTTCATTTTCTTACGCCAAGAGCTATTTAATCCCTTGGCTGAGCTTTTGCCGCTTATGAAGTCTGCTTTAAACTGATTATAACCAGATTCAAAACGGGCTAACCTTGCTGCACCGCGTAAAAATGACGCTACTTGCTCCGAACTAGCATTATCTTTTGGCACACCTTTAAAAGCTTCCTGCACGTCTCGATCAGTTGCAGGCCCCGGTGGTAAATTCTTCAGGCCTTCAGATAATCGAACCTTGTTAAATCTGCGTCTAAATTCTGAAACATCATCCTGTGTGCCAAGAATACCTTTCAATGTCTCGGTAAATGATGACTTAACACCACCTTCTAAATTCAGCCGCTCGAAGTCACTTGCTAACACATCGAATTCGTTGGCATTGCGCTGAGCTTCCACCACGCGATCTTGTGAGGTTATTAATGCCTTTTCAAGTCCTGCTGACATTTTGCTTGTCTGGCGCTTCTCTGCCGCTTCAGACACTGCAATTTGACGCTCTCTCAATGCTCTGTCTCTTGCTGCGCCTTGATCTTGCTCGAATCCTTGTATCGGCGCTGCTGTCGCTTGACCAGTTGAAGGGTCAATTGATACGACTTGACCGCCTACAATCTGTCTTTTAGTTTGTTGTCCGGCGTCCTGCTTTAGCAAGCCCTGAGCTTGAGCAAAGTTAACCACTGTTGATACATCATTGAAAGCGCCGGGTACATCACCAGATTCAAGCTTTCTCAGAACGCCTAACGTATCTGAAGGGTCACCGCCTAATTGCTTAATAGCTTCTAACCTGCTCATTAGAACCTCACGAGCGCCGCTGATATCACCCGTTTTTAAATTCTGCATCACGGTGAATGAGTCCTGAAGTAGCGCGTTTTTACGCTGATTGTCTAATCTTTGTTCTTGCTGTTGCAAGCCTTGAATGAACTCCGGCCCCCTGCCTGCAACACCCGCGCCAAAGCCCTGAAGCCCTCTTGCTATTGCGTCAAAATCTGCCATTAATAAACCCTCGAATAATCAACCATTAAATACCCGTCTTCATCTATTGAGACTAAACTAGGGTCTTTCTTAAGAGCCTCTTGGGCGATAACGCCAATAGTGGGCGAGTCACCGGCCTTTGTAAGTCCGATCTCGTTCCAGTCCCAAGTGTATAAATTATGGCCTTTATCTGTAACGCCTATTTTTTCGATGTTTTCTTTTAACCTAGAATCTGAAAAAGCAGCCATTGCAGTACCCGCCCCACTTGCTGCTTGACCAATACTATCAATAATGCCTCTTGTTTGCTGTGTGCCCGGGATGCTGGGCAATCCTGCCACTTGTGAGCCTTGCTGCGTAGATAAATTAGCCAATAGTCCTGCTAGTTGTGTCTGACCGCCCGCTTGCTGCTGACCAGCGCCCGATAATAAATTAGCTAGGTTGCTACCTGCTTGACCTGTTAGCTGTGAAATACCGGTTCCCTGCTGATTAGCCAGACTAGATAACGCGCTTGTTGTACCACCTATTGCACCGGCCAATTGCTCGCCGGCTCTTGTCCTACCACCCGCCAAATCTCTGCCAGTTTGAAACGCCAGTTCTGCGGCTGTTTGCCCACCTCTGTTTTGGAATCCCGCTTGCTGACCTGCTGCGCCGAATCCAATACTCGACAAAGGGCCTAATCTATTAAATTGATCTGCGAAGTCTTGCCTAGCTAGCCCTATGCCTTGACGCTGCAGCTCTTGCTGAACTAAACCGCCACCTAAGCCGCCTAATGCTGACTGGTTTCTTAAAATGGCACGTTCGCCCCGCTCTTGTAAGAATTGCTGACCGGGTGAGTCTTGGAAATCTGTAAACGCTTGCGCTTGGGCTTCTGGACCTAATGCGCCTGACAAAGCCGCTTGCAAGTTCAGCGCTTGCCCGCCTTGTTGCGCGAACGGGTCAAGTGTTTGAGTTGCTGCGCCAATACCTTCCGTTAAACCTGATAAAGCGCCCGTTAACCCCCGCTGCAAAGCATCTTCAGCACCTACTAGCCCAATTTGCGGCCCTGCTGCTGCTTGCTCAGATGATATCTGTTGCGCTGCTGGAGAGGTCGCCATCTGTTGACGGAGTTTTTCCAAAGGAAACCCGTTATCAACGGCATTTACCCAGAATGCTAGCTTATCCGCTGGTGGTTCACCGCCGAATATCTGATTAAATGTTGCTCTTAGTCTGTTTTCTGTAGAAGTAGCCATATTTATGAGCCGCCTAATAAGTTGCTGATATTTTCCTCATCTTCAGCGGGGAGTATATCCCGCGTACTAGTGAAGTTTGGTAATTGCTGCGATGCAAAACCTAAGTCAAGTGGAACGGTCTGCGGCCTGAAGCCAGTAAAATTAACGGGTGCAGTGCCTAAAAGAGCGTTCTGTATTTGCGGCAATCCGGCTAATAAATGCTGTTGTGCTTGCAAATTACCCGTCTGTAATGCCCTTTGTGACTGCGGGATAGTTTGCGAAAGAATATCTAACGCGCCTTGGAAGCCTAAGTTTCTATTGTCCTCAGCTACGGGGAAGATATCTAAAATATCCTTTCTCGCCTTCGCTGTCTGCTCAGCAATAAACCGCTGAGTTTGCGCGTTAGACCTTGTTTGCGCTTTTTGTGCGCTGTCATCTGTCCCGCCGAAAATGCTTTTAGTTACTGAAGTCATTTTAAATAACCCTCTATTTCTTCGCGTGTAATACCTAGCATCCACTGATCTACAATTACACTGTTTTTTAAATAGCTCATTCTATTAATACCTTCTTCTTTAAAGCCGAAACTACACGTAAATTTTTTAACATTCTCATAAATAACGGGTATCTGTGCAATGACTTTTTTATATTCGGGTGAGTTCAAATAAATCCACTCTAGCGCGGCCCTGCCGGAGTCTTTGGAATATTTCTTTCTATGCTCTGGCAATATATGCGCGTGTATCTCTATCGTGATCGAGTTATGCACATGAAGATTGTATAAGCCGACAAGCTCATCGTCATCCGTTATCATTATCCAGCACTCGTTTATGACGTCAGCCAGATAATCGCCCTTGTTCTGCCCATCTTCCGCAACCGTCGCCCACATATCATCGCGAGTGATAACAGCTTTTATTAAATCAGTATCAAAGATTCTGTCCGCGCTTATCATAAAACCACCCACCCTTTTGATCTGTCGCCACTGACATCAGGTAGCATTTTTCTATACTGTACGGGGACAAGAGGCGTTGATTCGTCAATGTAAAGCGAGTATTGGGGTAGCTCAATAACGCCTTCTGGCGAGCCTGAGCCGACTACTGGTAGGTTGTTTGAAACTAACATCGCCCAAGTTCTAAAGAGTTGGGACATAGTTTGATCTGTCTCAACAATTGGCTGACCTGCGTTTAGTTTTTGCTGTGACTGCGGCATTATTAACCTTGAATGTCGGCTGTGAGTTGAATTATAACAGGCTTTATCGAATCACTTAATGTAAACCTGAATATCTCGAAGCGGCTTGCCCTGCCATTTCTTCGCCAAATAGTTCTACGGCCATATTGCCCCGCTTTGCCAATACTTCTTGTGCGGTCATCTTTGAATGTTTTGCCGTCCAAACTTCTATCTAGCCTTATCTTGGGGTCTGTCACTTCGCTATTTCCGACACCGGCCTCCATCGTCAATTCCAAAGATGGCACGGTTATTGGTTTCATGTTGTTCTGAAATGGCTGGGTAGCTACACGCCTAACAATACTACCCCCGTATTCTGAATAGATATCAGGGTCTAATGAACCTATGCGCCCATCTTGTGAATCACCAACCAACACCTTCCCATAAGCCGACACCAAAGAATTAACACGCGAGCGAATTGTTTTGGTTCGGTTTAACCCATCGATCACTTGTGATTTTCTTTCATGCCATCTATTAGTGATCGTATCAAAAACTAGTGTTGTTGTTGGTAGAGAGAAAGCGACAAAATAAGCACCTTTTTGAGCATATGAATAAGCAAAGGCTTCTTTTATCTCGGCCTCTGTAAAGCGTTGCAATATCGAATCGATAGCAGTGGTTGAAACTTTGGCTACTGAGTTACCAGCGAGCGCCCAGATGGCCGGTGATTCGTTTTTACCGCCACCGATGAACATAAATGTATCATTTGAATTAATAACAGAGAACGGAGCCTTAATTCCTTTATCAATAAATAACCCAGTTCTTTGAAACGGGAAATCAGCGCCACCGATGTTTTGAAAAGCTTCGATTGTTTCAGAACCACCTATAAACAATTGATTTCTGAATACTACAGGTGCAACAATGTCATCAGGGTCAGACTCGGCACTACTGAAATCAGTTGCTAGCCAACTGGTACCATCGTTTAAGTTCGATACTGTCCACTTCTTGCTGTCTGTTGTTACTGCAAAATAACCATCTATAAACCTAACCGCTTGAGGCTCACCATTAGCCTTAAAATCTACGTCCGTTATGGTTACTAATGCGTCTGGGGAAGTCGTGAAGATATAGCCGGCGCTTGTGGTATCCGGCACTAATATCATTAACTGAGTGCCGTTATCAGCCATCCATACGCGGCCTGTACCTGTGATTGTGCCGATAGTCGTCATGGTCACTAAATCGGACTCTAATCGGTACAATGAATCCCCGTTAACGAAATAAGGCACGCCGTTTAATAACCACGCACCTCTGTTTTCCTGCTTCATTACACCAGTTGTTGCGAGCAATTCACTGCCCGGAGTACCTAGGAGCGTTTCTTGACTGAGGGCCGGAGCTTGTACGATATTTGGATACCAGTTAACGCACTCTTGAGCCGAAATAGGTAAGCTATCTGATAAATAAAAACCGTTAGCAATTGGTAGGGTGGTTATTGGCATTAGTTAACCCTTAGCATGCCGCTTGATACAAGTATATTAGCGGTCGTATCGTTATTTTCTACGAATATTTCAACGTAGTCATTTTCATTAAAGTCTATTTGCCAAGGTATTGTTACCGAAGCTGGCGCGCTTGCGCTTGCTGAAGCTGTTTTTTTAGAATTGACAGCAACCACACCATTGACCGCGATATAAGCCGATAAACTAACATTGGTACCACTTGACGGTTCAATAGTCACCGACGCAGTAACAGGAAGCCGCTCACTAGCCAAAGGAAGATGAGTTACCCTACCGCCGACCGTTGCTGTCATTCGGCTCTCTAAATCAGCGACCCAAACCCCTGCGACTAAAACAGCGTTAGAACCGTCTGAACTAGAAGCCGTTATGACCGTTGCAGTTGCGTTTGATTGCAAAGAGGCCAAGGCATCCGTCCGCGTGTCGGGTAAGCCACCGTTATGCGCGAACAACCATCTAACATCCGTAGAGTCAATATTCAAAGCAGGGTCACCCGCGCCAAGGTTCGAGCTTGATAATATACGCCCAACCCCTGTTGCGGTGATATTGCCAGAATCAACCAAGCCCTTTATTCCTATCGCGCCAGCCGCTACATTAGCAACGATTGTTTCTATCGTGAAGAACTCGAACGTGGCCGTTCCTAAATCATAAATAGAACCCGCATCCACGGACATTAGCGCGGTATTTTGATTAAATGCGTTGAATGAGCCTGAAAAACTAAGCCCGTCAGTAGTAGCCTGTATGCATGAAACGGCGCTAACTCGAATGCTCGTTAAACCTGACGATGTAAGGATTCCTATTTTATCGCAAGCGTCTATTGATAGATTATCCATCCTAATAACGCCGGAAACATTAGTTCCGTCCCACGCCGACCCATTAGCCGCCGAGATTCTAAAGTTATCAAGCTGAACTTCAGCGTTTACCCATGTAATTAATGCGCCTGTACCCGTGTAAGTGATCGTTATATTAAGAACACCCGTACCTTGGATTGACGTCCTGTCTTGTAATACGAATCTATCTGTGCCGACGTTGATGTCGTTAGCTAATAGATAGTTAGTATCGGCTTCTAATGTGATAACTCCGATAACCGGGCTGGGAAAATCTGACTTCTGATTGATTAATACCGTCTTTGTGCTAGCTACAACGCCTGAATCAGCAATAACAATCGTGTCATCAACTTGAGATACTGCGATGCCTGAACCCGCAACGATGCTTTTTAAAACAGGGGAAATATCAGCGGCACCCGACATTATAGGCGCGCCGATTGAGTCGATCGTAAAGTTATGGTCTAGCGTAATCCCATTGTTTGGATTGACCGCCGCCTTTATACCTGCTCCGTCTTTTAAATTACGGATATTATTAACAGTGCCTTGAGTATCTAAAACTGGCGTGCTTGCTGGGTCACCGTCTTGAACGATAGTACCCGTTGCTGTTAGTGCAGTGAGGAAGTCGGCAAGCGGTATTTTATAATTAGCACCGTTGCTAACAAAGTCAAACGTTGCGTCACTGGGTACATTGTTTAGTTCGGGAAATAAACTCTTTCGTCTACCGTTGTTAGCCATTACTTACCTTATATGTTGTTTGTGTTTGTCTCTAATGTAATCGCGCCGGTTGTTTCAGCTAAGATTGTATCTTCTAAATCTGGGTAGAAATGGGTATCCGTGAGTCGTGTACCGTCCTCATTACCTGAACCTATCGGCAAGTTAGCAGGATAGGCGGTGGATATAATATTTCTCGCTAATCTGCGCATGACCTTTAAGCCATCAGTTGCAGCATTAACAAGGGCGGGAGTTATCTGCCCGTTGTAGTCTGGTGATACTTCTATTGCCATATTAGCAATAATGCCGCGCAAAGCACCTGTTGGCACCGTTACATCATCACCTAAGTTCGACACCTCGGTATAACCTAGATTGATACCCTCTGCATCCAGAGAAAGCATGTAGTTATTTAATGCAAAGATATAGTCTTGATATTCGTCAGCTTCTAAAGGAGCTTCAGACGCTTGCACTAGAATACGCTGTAATGATGCCTTGGCTACTTGCGCGACTGTTGCCATTATTTAGCCCTTGATTTTACTAGTTTGGGTTTAGCCGCTGCTTTTACTCGCTTCCAACCCAACCCCTCAGCCGCCTTAATGCTCGCTGGTAGATCGTTAGTCTCGACCTTTTGCCCGTCTGCTTTCTGCCACTTGATCATATTATCGCCTTTCTATAAGTTAAAGCCGCCCAGTTAAGAGCGGCTTTAATTCTACCTAAATACCAAATCCTTGACCTGCAAAGAATGGGTTCATTACACCGTAAGCTGGACGGAAATCGAAACGAACAGTCTGCCTATTCGCTGCGCCATCCGCAAACTTACTCACGCGGAATTGAAGGCCGTCTTCAGTTGTCGCGAGTGTATCAGTGCTGTGCAGTTTCTTAATTGGTACAGAACCAATAGAGAACGCTTGCTTATGCCAGAACAAGTTAGGCTGAATAATCGCGCTAGCCGCACCTAGTAATGTCACAACGTCACCAGAAACCGGAGCAGTATCAACGGTGTTATAAGAACCACCCGCTTCAAAGATAGCGGGGCCAGTAACAACCAGAGTACCTTCACCCACCGCACCGAGCGTAACGTCAGCGGTTACAGTACCCGACCAAACAATCGGAGCGCCTGTTTCATCAAGTATTAATTGACGAGTTGACAGGTTCAAACGATTGCGACCAGTGATCTGAATAGTAGACCCAGCCGGAACAACCAAGTTAGCACCAAAAGCCGTAACTGCTAATGATTGCGTCATTGTGTCTTTAGCTGCTGCATAAGTCACAGTAGGGTTGGCTGATAACGTACCGGCGCGATCTGCGTCCGCATCATTTGTATAACTAGCTAAAGTAGTAGCAGTCATTACGTTGTCAAAACCGGCAAAGTTTTCTGTGATCGTCGCTTTACGGTGTGACTCAGAAATCAATGCACCCGCTGTACCACCTGCACCCAAAGAACGCTGATTGCTCGCTAATTTACGTTGAGTGAATGGGTTCACGGTATAATGCCAAGGCATATCCTGAGGCACGCCATGCGAGGTCAAGATTGCACCCGCTTCCGCGATATGATCCCAAGTCGTCGCAGCCGTACCCACATTACCCGCTACTAATGCAGTGTTACGAGTCATGAAGCTAGTAAAATCTAACTCCAAGTCGGTAACAATACGAGTCGCCATAGGCGCAAGCAGTTGGTCGATCTGATCCATCTTAATCGCTTCATCTGCTTCGTCATAATCAACGTCTACAGTAAAGTAATCTTGAACCACACCGGAGGCTTTACCAGTGACAATATCGCTCGCAGTTAATGCGCTGATATCACCAGTAGCTGTACGCTTGGAGGTGTAGTCTGTTGGGCGCTTAAAGTCGATAGTGTCACCAGTATCAGGCTTAAAGCTGTTTGTTTTTAGTAATTGTGTATCTACGTTTTTAGAATGCACACGAGAAGTCTCTACCTTTTCGAGGAAGATCTTTGCAAGTTTGCGTGTAAAGTTGCTGTCAAAATCATTAGCCATTGTTTAATCCTATTTTATTCAAAGGTTGCACCCCGTGGGCCTCGCTCTGAAGGCGGTGC